GAGATATCCACCGTCTGGCAGCGCGTCAACATCAACAAGCGACTTTGGGTTTCTAAGCGCGCCATGCCCAGGAGAGTCAGTGAATCATATGGACAACATTGACAACAATCGCCTGCTCGCCATCATCAACCGTGTCGAAGCCGACATCGTGCGCCTGTCGGCCGCCGTTGATGCCGCCCAGCGCACGCTCAAGAACATCAAGACCGAATTGCGCCAGAACGGCAAGAAGGTGGTCGAACTTCAGGCTAGCCAAAAATTTCTTGCCGGCCAATTCAAGCAACGCGACGGCACGGTGTACGGCATCGGAAGACAAATGGCGCCAAAGGAAGCGGACGAATAGTTGAATGCCGACAATCCGAAGCGGAATTTATGACCTGCTAAGCAGCGTCAGCATTGACACTAAAGAGCGCGGCAGAACTCAGGTTGAGCCGTGGCCTTCTCAACGCATGGTTATTGATGCTATTTGTCGAGGATTAAATGAAGGTGTACATGAGTTTGTAATCCTCAAGTCACGGCAAATGGCCTGTACAACAATTTGTTCAGTAATTGAATTATTTTGGGCCCTCGGTAACCCAGGGATGCAAGGCGCTATCATTGCAGACAGAACGGATAATCTTGAAAGGTTGCGTCGTATCTTTGCAACGCTACTCGAAACGCTTCCAGAAGAGTGGCGCGGACCTGATCATAGAATTATTACAAATAATCGCAATGGAATGGTGTTTGCTAATCGCTCGACAATTGATCTCTTAGCTGCGGCGTCGAACCCAGACCTTGGCGCATCACGTGCTCTAAATGTAATGCACGCAACTGAATGCTCCCTCTGGAAATCTCTGGCTGGGGTTGAATCTCTTAAAGCTTCTCTCGCAAGGGAGAACCCGCACAGGTTGTATATTTGGGAGAGTATTGCCAATGGGTTTAATTGGTTCCACAATCATTGGGAACAGGCTAAGCAAGACCGTCACATGCGAGCAATTTTTTTAGGTTTTTGGAGCAATCCGACCTACAGCATTCCGAAAACCGATCCTGATTTTAAAATTTATTGGGACAATGGTACTTTAACCGAGGAAGAAATTGCCCGCGCCCGTTACGTCAAGCAAACTTATAAAGTCATTGTGAAACCAGAGCAAATAGCGTGGTGGAGACGGGAAGCAGAATTTAAATCTGAAGAATATCTTTTGAGACATTTCCCCTGGACCGAACGCGAATGTTTTATTGCGTCGGGCCAAGGCTTCTTTCCGGCCAAACGGACGCTGGAGATTGCCGAGCAGCTCACTCCTGTCTCGCCGCCCTATCAAGGCTACAAATATTATTTTGAAGAGCAGTTCCTGTCATCGCATATCGAACAGGTCCGCAATCATGAAGAGGCCATGCTCAAAGTATGGGAGCCGCCGGAGCCTGGCGGCTACTATGTGATTGGTGTTGATCCTTCAGGCGGCGGTGGTGGTGAGGCCAACGATCATGCCATTGAGGTATTTCGCTGCTATTCGGACCGTTGTGTTCAGGTGGCTGAATTCCAGACCAACCGTCCCCTCACGTACCAACTGGCATGGGTGCTTGCTCATTTGGCTGGCGCCTATCGTGATCATATCGCCAATGTGGAAGTAACCGGGGTGGGCGCTGCGGTGTTGCCCGAGGTCAGAAACCTGCGACAGCTGGCAGAGCGTGGCATTCTGCAGGGACGTCCTGAGGGCCAGCGCATTCTTGATATGATCGGTGCAGTGCGCTGGTTTCTGTACCGGCGTGCTGACACCATGGGTGGCGCCGGCAATGTCATTGCGTGGAAGGCTAATCAAGACAACAAGCATCAAATTTATTCCGAGCTTCGCGACAGCATCATGATCCCTAATCGGATCGAATTGCGTTCACCGAAGCTAGTGGCACAGCTCCAGGCTATCATTGAGGACGAAGGCTGGCTTGGCGCTGGGCCCGACACCGGGGAAAATGATGATCTTGTAGCCGCTGCAACCCTAGCGCACCACGCCTATGTCGAATGGCGACGGCCGATGCTGGTGGCGCGGAACCATTCTTGGGAATCCATTAAGGGGCAGCGGCCGCCGCAAAATCCTGCTACACTATTGTCGTTCGCTTTTTCGGAACATTTTGCGATGATCAATCGCAAAGCCTCGATCAGACGGGAGAAATTCTAAATGGCAATCACCTTCGCCATAAATCCCACGCCGCCGACCGCGCCGGTGGGCGGTGTGCGTTCCGGTAGCGCCGGTGTCGATACGGCGGGCAACATTTGGTGCTTTTTTCCCAAGGCAGATGGCGGCTGGCTCTATGCCGTTACAGTCACCGGCGGCCTACCACTGGCGGCAGGCGGCACCAATGTCGAAGGCGGCGGCACGAGCACACCATAATGCCGCTTGATCAGAGCCTTGAACAACTAGCGATGGCCGATGAACCGCCGCCGCCGTCCGGCGCAGATAAACGGCCGTTTCATCTTCAAGGTCGTCCATTAGCCGCGCCAACAGGCTTTGACACGCTCAAGGACGTGGCCCAACGGGCCACCCAGCAAGGCATTAAGCAACAAATCGAAACCGCCAGACCAAAGACGTTCGAAGATTTAGTCAAGCAACGTACCAAAGGCATGTCGCGCCAGGATTTACTCGAATCTGATTTTATGTGGGCCAAGTCGCGCGACTTACACTTTCATCGAACCACGCGGCAGGGCTTCGAACCACCGATTTCCAAAACTGTTAGAGACATGGCTAATTATATGCTGCAGCTCAACGGTCATGCGCCAATCAGCGACGAAGAATTGAGCAAGATGGTTATGGATTGGTTACAGGCTTTCCAAAATACCCCATTTGGAATGCCGCCATGATCATTAAGACCTATGCCTGCCCAGCTTGCCATCACTTTATGGAAGTGACGCTCGACGCCAGCCAATGGGATGATCCTGAGCCGGATTGCCCAATGTGCGCTGCACACACCCAGCAGGAATTCGTGCCGTTTGGCATCACTGGCAGCACCAATGCGCGCGCCCATGACATTGCCGAGTCGATCATCACCACCGATTACCACGCAGCGGATTTCCAGCGTGAGCATCGGCAGGACGGCACGCCGTCGGTTCGCTACAAGGACGAAACGCGCAATCTGCCGGCAAGCACATGGTCGGCTCATAACGCCACTTTGGAACAAGCGATTGCAGTGGGCCGGCAAAGCCGGTTACGTCATGGCTCGGGACTCGACGTGCTGCAAGCCAATCTCAAAAGCGGCATCGAACCCGATTTGATAGCAAACAGCAAAAGAAACCGCATGATCAAGCTATGGTGATCTTGTGACTGATCCAACACTTGAATTCAGTCAGCGTCTCAAGGACGATTTGAAGTGATATAGGACGTTGAACTATGCTCAAGATACCTAACAAGCCAGATATTTTTAGAGAATGGGTAAAAGATGTAACTGATGAATGTACAGCCAGTTCCGAGGAAAGAGGGTTAGTTTATACCAGAGCCGCCCAATACTATTACACTGGCACATATAACACCAATGCAGCGATCTACAATAAAACTCGCGCATTTATCGATCGCCTGGCCGGCTTTCTGATGCAGCCGACTGATGTAAGATTCGCCATTGTTTTTGATTCGTCAGAACCGGAAGATGTTCTGAAAAGAGGCGAGTCGGTCGCGGAAAAACTCACCGCCGACTACAAATCAACCGATTCTGATGTCACCTTCAGCGAAGCTAATACCTGGGCGCTAATCAACGGCTGTAATCTACTCAAGCATCTGCCTCATGACGAAACCTTCAAAATCTCACCGGTTCATCCGCAAAATTTCGGTGTGCTAAGCGAGACCGTACTCGACCTCGACGAGCAAGAAGCTTTCGTTCACATATCATATCCAACTATTTCACGGCTGCGATCTGATCTTGAGGCCATCAATCATCCCAAGACTAACGAGATCATCGCCCGCATTAACGACTCGCCAGACAGCCAAGGCCAGCAGGAAAAGCCCACCTATTTTCATCAGATGGTGGTGGGGGGCCTGCACCCGGTCGGCCAGGCTGGCGAACCGGCATCGGCCGCTGGCATCGTCAACGTGTTCCCGGTACCCACGCCATGGCGACCCAACACCAGACTACTGCGCACCGTCAAGCACGTTGAGATGTGGGTCAAGAATGCCGACAATGATTATACGACGATGCAATTTGTCTACGGCGCCGATCCGATCATTATTGAAGGGGACAACACTCGGCGCAACCTGTCGCGTATTCCCGGCCATCATCCATTCGTCAAAATACAAGCACAAACCACACCTGGTTATTTCTGGGGCCGACCGCTAATTGCTGATGTACAGATGCTTCAGGACATTTTGTCGAAACGGCTGCGCGACCTGAAGGTGATGTGGGATCGCAACGTCAATGCGCCGCAAGTATTCTCTGGATTTACTTCAATCACGACAGAAGAATACTTCAAAATCATCAATGAAGGCGGATTTATCAATGATCCTAATCCTAATGCAAAGCACTCGAAGCTGTCAGACCCGCCTCCCGAGAATTACCTCGAGGAGCTCGATTTCCTTTTTAAACTCTTCGACGAAGCTGCTGGATTCTCTCCTATCATGGGCGGGCAAGGAGAACCGGGTGTTCGCGCTGGTGTTCATGCTCAAACCCTCGTCCGCACATCCAGCCCAAGACTCATTGATCAGGCCGCTCGCCTCGAACGACAACTCGCACAGAGTGGTTACCTCTGCATGAGGATCATGCAGGCGATGGACCCGAGCATTTACACCACTGACACCGGCATTTCGTTCACGCTTGGCGACCTGCCTTTTAATTTCCAGGTGGAAGTGGATTCGCACAGCGCCTCGCCGGCCTTCGCTGAGGACAACCGGCAGGTCGCCATTGCGCTCGCGCGCGCCGGCGCCATCGACGCCGAGGACCTCATCCACATGCTGCACCCGCCAGGTTCACAGCTATTGCTCGCGCGATTGAAGCAGCGCCAGAAAGCCCAGGCCGAACAGGCCAAGGAGCAGAAAACTGAGGAAATGCTGCGTGACGTGCTGCGGATACCACAAGGTGCGCACGGCATGAGAAGGAGCGGACGGAAATGAACCAGCCCCCATTCTGGCCGTGGTTGACGCCGTCGCCGATCATGGGGCAAGGCCCACAAGGCCCGCAGGGGCTTCCGGGACCAATTGGCCCGATGGGGCCAGAAGGGCCGGAGGGTCCGGCCGGCCTGCAAGGCATTTCCGGACCCGTGGGCCCGCCCGGTCCTACAGGCCCAACCGGGCCCGCTGGACCAAGCGGGATTACCTTCCTGCGCACGCCCAGCAATCAGAGCCTCGTCAACACCACCTCTTTTGTGATCATAAACGGCTTGAACACAAGTCTGGTAGGGTCACTGAATTATGGTTTCCAGGCAATCATTAATGTCCTTTCTGGAGGCACCCCGGGCGGAATCCAACTCGGTCCCGCCGGAGTAGCACAATTTTCAAATTTCATTATTACAGGCTGGCTCATAAGCACACCCGGCTTGGCCGGATATGCTCAAGTACTGCAGAGCAACATATCTGTTATCGCCGGCACTTATTCCGCTCAAATGACCGCAATTCTTCAAGGTTTTATGTCCGTGGCCGCCGCAGGCGGTTCATTCAACATCCAAGCGGCACAGAGCGTGGCCAACGCCACCCCCACCGTGATCGGTCAGGGCAGCACCTTGACGTTGTGGACGGTCACGTAAAGGCGTAGCCTCGGCACGCCCAGACAGGCACGCCGTCCTTGGTTCATACGGGCCCCCCAGCCCCCTGTCCCCCCAGCGTGACCAGGGACGGCGTTTGGGGATGAATTATGGCAAACGCATTCGATCCTGGCGGCATGGACCAAGACGCCGGCGGCGGTCCGCCCCCGCCCGATGCCGGCGGCAGTGCCCCCGGTGGTGCTCCGCCTGGTGGCGGACCGGTGCTGGCCATGCTTGGCCGACAACAGGCGGGCCCGCCCGTTACCGCGCCAGGCCCGGGTAATATGGGGCAGGGCATGATGCTGCTGACTCAAGCACACGGCCTGATGGCGCAAGCGTTGCAGATGTTTCCGGGCGGCTCGCCGCAATCCAAGGACATTTTAGATTCGATGAAGCGACTGGGCCGACACATGGCTCAAGAAGCGCCTGGGGCTGGTGCGCAACAGACTGGTTTGATGGATTTACTGCGCAATGTAGTCAAAAACGCCATGCTGCAGCGAATCATGCAGAGCCGTTCCCAGTCGCCCGGTGGTGGTCCGCAACAGCCCGGCGGCGAGCCCGGAAGTGCAGTTCCAGGTGTGCCGACACCGGCAACGCCATTGCCGGGCAGTTGACGTTAAGCCTCCAATAGGACTAGCGTAGGAATTGCGGCGCCACAGACGGTTGCAACGTCTGTGACGCCTGACCAAACACACGCTGAACAGGAGCGCGCGATGGGTACGAAGAAGATACCGCTCGAAGATCGTCTGGAAAAGTGGACGCAAAAGACTCAACACACGGATAAAGTCGGAAAGGTCTGGGACTGCTGGAACTGGCTTGGTCAAACCGGAAGCCCAGCCAATGAAAAAAGATACGCCTTCATCAAATATGAAGGTCGAAAGCAGAAGACTGCAACAGTCGTTTTTGTGTGGAAAAATGGTCCGGTACCGGAGGGGTTGGAAGTCTCACA